TCAATCGATGAATTGATAGTAAAAGTTCACTTCTTCATGGTTGAAGTCAGCTTCATTTCCATGCAATAGGGATTCTATTAGCCCTGCATGCATGTCTTGCGTAAAATGTCCTTCCATGATGTGGCACACCTCGTGGGCGATGCTCTCTCTTAATACATCAATAGGCTTGTTCTTATTAACTAATATGGTGTAACAATCTGTATCCTCGCTCGTACATAGTGTAGCGGATATCTTCCTTGGTAATTTCGTATACAGTATAGTGATATTAATCTCTATTTACCCCCTCGTAAACGATTTACTAAATCTATCACATAATCCAAATCTTCATCGCTTAAATCCTTCGCAGCATCTAACAGAATACCCTCTTGTGTTCTAGCATATTCTGCTTTGGCATTGACTGCTGGGTCGATGTAATAAGCATTACTTGGCGCTCCATATAATCTATTCATATCAACATTGAAAAAATCTGCTATAGCCTCTAACATTTCATAGCTAGGTTTTCTTTGATTGGATTCATACATACTAATCATGCTTTTAGATATATTTAAATAGTCTGAAAGTTCTTGTTGTGTAACCTTACGTTCGGTACGCAATTCTTTTAATATTTTACCGAATGACATATTCATCACTCCTTTCATAAATAATATATCACATTTTGTGAACAAAGTTCAAGAAAAAAGTTCACAAAAAGTGATTGACAAAGAATTGTTTTGGGTGTAAACTTTAAGTGAACTCAAAGGAGGTGTAATGATGAACAATAAAATCGGTAAAAAAATTATGAAGTTAAGATTAAAAATGAATTTATCTCAAAGACAATTAGCTGAAAGAGTTGGAGTATCAGTATCTGCAATCGCTATGTATGAAGCAAATGAACGAGTGCCAAGAGATGAAGTAAAAGTTCGCTTAGCGCATTTTTTTGATACGTCAGTTCAAAGCTTATTTTTTTAGCCACATAGTTCACTAAAAGTAAACTGTATGGTTAAAGTATAGCAACCACGGAAGTGAGGTGATGAGGTGTATTTGAATGACAAGGACTTTAGGCGGTCATTGATACAAGATATTACAGATAAAATCGACAATATTTTGCTAGGTATATCGTTTGGAGCAAGCATCATTTGCTTATTTATCAGTTTGATAATGTTAGCAATGCTATTACCGAAATAAAGCATAGGCAGAAAAGCACAAAGCTACTAGAGAAATAACAATAGGAGCAGTCCTAAAAAATCTATCTTCAATACGAATTTTACGGCGTTCAGAGTAATCAAAGTCATAATCTTCAATGGCTTTTAACCCTGAATCAGTAATAAATAAAAATTTGCTGACAGAAGTGGACGTGATACCAGTTAATTCATCTAATATGGGTTCGCTTTTGTAATTTACGAATGAAGCAGCGCGAAGCAACTGCATTCGATATGGAATGGTTTTAAAGGTTTTAAACTCTTGTAAAATTTCGTCAACAGTTACATCGCGATCCCGATAAAAGGCTAAGTATTTAAGAAGATTAATATCAATAGGTGTAAGTTCTTTATAAGATTGCATATAATCACTCCCTTTCAAGGTGATTATAGCACAAATAGTGAGGAGGTGAAGAAGGATGACAAAAAAAGAGTTTGGGCGCCATTTAGCAACTTTGATAGATGCGTATGGATTCTCTCAAAAAGATCTCTCAAGGTTAACAGGAATTAGAGAGTCAACTATATCTGATTGGATTAATGGGAAGTATTACCCAAAGCAAGATAAACGATTGCTTATTGCAAAGGCTTTAAAAATTTCGCCTACTCGTTTGTTTGCCATTGATGGAGATGAACCGCCAACAGAAGGGGACTCTTTGAAAGACCAATATAGAGAACTACAAGAACTAGCTACATCTATCGTGGATAGAATGGATGAGGATGGAGTAGGGCTTTCAAAAGGTGATGTGAATACGTTGCTAGAGTTATTAAGGCTAGAAATTATGTATCGGTACAGAATGTAAGGAGGTGATGACGTTGAGGATTTCTTAGCAGGATTTTTTGCAGGCGTTGGCATTACATTATTAACGGTAGTGATTACTATCAAATTTGGATGAGGAGCAAAACATGTTACCAGGATTAACCCCGCAACAAAGACAGTATTTATATGAATTACATAATAAGTCAGCGATGGAGGCGGAGAAGAATTTAGACTTATGGCTAGAAGGCTACGATGATGAGAGCGAGGCTTATTATGTATACGAGCAAGAGCTTGAAAGAGCGTGGGTATACGCTGAACTAGGCGGGTTCCCAATAAATGATTTTGTAAAGGATAAATTAGGATGCTGATAAAACTAACTAATGAGCAAAACCAAGAATTGCAGGCCAGATATAAGAAAGCCGTGGACAATGCGCTTAAATATAGGCAGTTGGCAAAGATGGACTCTGATCCACATTCACATTATTACGATTGGTTTTGGGATGCATGGGGCCAAGCAACTGCGTATTATTTATTGGGACAGTTTGAGTTAGACCCAAGGCTTAAGGAGTAAATTTATGGATTGCAATGAATTTTATAAATCGCTCACAGAAGAGCAAAGAGAATACTTAAAAAAAAGGCTGGATGCGTTGGTTGAGGTAGCCCATAATTTTTTTGATGAGTGGGAAGTATATGATGAAGTACGCGACTTAATCGATTTTATTAGGTTAGTAAATGAGGCCAAGCGGATTAGTATCATCACAGGTGTTATAAGTGATTCTTTTATTGACTTATTAAAATCAGATAGAGGTCGGTTTATTAAGAACAGAGACAGAGTTATTTCTTTAATGGAGGAACGCATTAATGGATAGAGGAGAATTTACTGCAAGCATTAGTAAAGAGCAAGAAGAATTTATCTTTCATAGGCGAGATGGATTCTTAAAATTAGCAAAAACTTGTATTAATGAGTACAAGGATAATCCGAGTGAAGAAATTTTTCGACGAATAGAAGATAACTTATTATCTGCCAATACACTTCACTTCTTGTTAAATCAACGCCCAATATGGGAGTATAACAAAACGTATGAAGAGTATCACAATATTGCTGATAGCCATCAAAAAAACATGGCACTAGTGCACCGTAACAAGAAATTAGAGAAAACTCTAATGATTAAAGTGTTAGCTAAAGCAGGGGAATTATTGGAGCTAACTTATGCGGCATTAACACTTGGATTTGGTGCAGGGGTAGGATTATTCGTGTTAAATCAATTATGTAAAATACTGGGGGTCTAATGCCAAGAAGAAATAAGAATGCAAGAGTGCGGAAACAAAAGCCGTACCACATCATGGCCAAGCACAAACAGAAATTAGAAGTTGAAAAGAAAGTCGAGCAACAGCTCGCATTCATCCAACGCAAAACAGATGAATATGATCGTAAGAGTAAGGAACGATTGAGACAGGCTGAGGAAATGATTCGAGCGACACATGAGAAAAGCAAGCTAACTACACAAATCTTGCTTGCAAGCTGTGTGGTAGGGTTGATAGTAATGAGTTTATTTATTTTATGGTTAGGGAGGTAACTATGGCTAAGGAATTGGCAAAATTAATCGGAGGTTTACTAACAACATTTTTAGTGTGGTTGGCAGTGGTGGCATTCATTGTTTATGTATTGGCGCAAGTTGTTAAGTCGGTTTTCTTTTAAGGAGGCAACATGAAGGTAACACCTACACATATTGCTGACATCATGGGCGTATCACCCCAATTTGTTCGGTGCGGACTGCGTGCCAACAAATGGGAATGGGGCGATGCAGTTCAGATGCATGGCAAAGCGTACACATACTACGTGTACTGGCACAAATTCAAAGAATGGTGGGGACAAAGTGATGCAAAAACAAAAAAAATCGAGCAAATGCTCGAAACGGAAGAATTTTAAAATCTATTGGGATAGGGTGGCAATGGTTGCGATGGTTCCTATTCTGGCGGTTGGATTATACAGCGCTACATTCCCTAGTAATGTGGTTGAATTTGAAGAACGTGAGATAATCGTTCAAAACGGCGATACTTTATGGACAATCGCAAAAGATGCGGTGGGCGAAACCGAAGATGTGCGCCAAACGATTAGGGAGATTATGACTACCAACAAATTGCAAGATGGAACAATTCATCCTGGAATGACGCTCAGAGTTAGAGCAATCAAGGAGTAAGCATATGGATTTAAAAGCATACTGTAAAGGCCTAGGAATCAAGCAAAGTAGAATTGTTAGATTGGTTGGCATCCCAAAAGATAGGCTATGTCGATTGGTTAATGGTAAACCAGTTAACCTAACGATTCTAGAGTTGATGAAGTTTTGTAAATTCTTAGGATTAAAACCATCAGAGGTAACAAGCGGTTACGCCGTATTTATGGATAGCCAAAAGTTCTACTTAAAAGAAAAAGCCCCTCAAGGATGCGCTAACATCGAGGGACTTAATTAAAATAATGTAACTATAGTATATCACAGGTGGGAGGAACCATGGAAGATAATAGCAAAAAATTGTATCTAATAATTGATATGTTACAGGGCATTCCGAAACATCGATGGGATGCATTAGTAATAGAGGTGAATAGAGAGTATGAAAGAAACGCCAGTAAGGTGATGCTTACTGACGTTTCAGGGTTAAAAAAACTACTCGCTAGCAATTTGTAACATAGATAATGTCACTCATGAAGCATGGTTAGAGGCGAGGTGAATATAGATATGCCAGAAAAAGATGCAAATATTATTGGTGGTATTCAAACTGAAACATTACATATTCATGTAACATACAATACCTTCGCAGGATTATTGTATATGGATCTAAAAAAAGGAATCAAAAAAATTATATCGATTCTACGTTGGAAATCGTAACACGTTTAATCTTAGGTGTAAAAGAAGCATAGGTAATAGTTCTTTGCATAGTGGCCATTATTGGGTATCCCTTTATAGAATCTATCACTAAATCGATATTTGCTGTAGGTTGTAAATCGAAGGGGATCTCTATATTGTTAGTATCCTCTTGATACCAAAGTTTACCACTCATGCTTTCCCTATTGAAACTGAATATAGTGACACTTTTTACAATAGGAGCAGGGTCAATAATTGTTTTTTCCTTGAATACACTGTAGTCACTGTTGGTAGGAAACGCAATTATAGGAGATGAGATATCATTATTTTGGGCTTCAAACATAGTAAATTGACCATTTTTTTGAGCTTGTTCTAATTTTCTATACGTTGGTATGGATGAACTTGCAATGGTATATGCTTCTAGTGGATAAGTTGTTGTGATGTCTCCACAATTGTAGATGACGGTATTATTGTTACCGTTTACATTTATTGATGGTTGTTTATCATTTCCGATATCAGTGAAAAAACGTTGAGCTAGATCGAAAGCATAGGCTGTATAATCCCATAATGTTTTAGGATTACTAAATCCTAATAGTGGTAATGCTAGTGCTACGCCTTCCGTTAGCAATAATAAATCAGCACCTAAAGAGCCTACGTGAAATTCTTTTACTAGTAGCTTATAACTTTTTTTATCATTTTTAGAAATATTCTGTTTGGCGTTTATTACGCAATATGTTTTATCAATAAGTTGTTGAAAATACAGTAGAAATGAAGCGGTACTTCTTAAATCAATAGGATATTCTCCGTTGTATCCGCCAGAAAGGTGGAAAGATATCTTTTGTGGTGTTAATAGATTGTTACTCATACATTGTCCTCCTGTATTTAGTATACCAAATTAGAAAGAGAAAGCTATGAAATTTAATAAAACCTATAGAATGAGGGGGTACGCCATGGTACCCATTGACATTACAATTCCCCTGGATGAGGGGCAAGACCCAGATGATGTGGCAGATAATTTTGATGATAGCGATTATGCGGAGTTCATTTTAGGGAGTGCCATTCCCTATATTATAAAAGCTGAAATTGATGAAATTGAGGAGGTTCACTAAAACATGTACAAAAAAATCTTTAACGGCAAGAATGCCACTCATGATGAGTGGTTAGAGGCTCGTAAACAAGGCATTGGCGGTAGCGATATGGCAGCAATCCTAGGATTTAATAAATACCGTGATGCGGTGAGTGTATGGCTCGATAAGCGAGGAGAGTTGACACCAGTCGAGGAAAACGAGCCCATGTATTGGGGGAATGTACTGGAGGAAGTAGTCGCCCAGGAGTTCGCCAAACGTACAGGGTGGAAAGTTAGAAACAATAACTATACATTACAGTCAATCGAGCATCCATACTTATTGGCCAACATTGATCGTGAGATCGTAGGCGTGGATGCGGGATTAGAATGTAAGACCGCCAATGCATTCAAGCGAGATGAATGGGAGGGGGATGAAGTCCCTACATCCTATTACATCCAGTGCCAACATTACATGGCAGTCACTGGTAAATCATCTTGGTGGATTGCTTGCTTATTAGGTGGTAATACCTTCATTTATAAGGAAATACCAAGAAATGAAGACGTAATAGAGGCTATCATCCGAGAGGGCAAAGTTTTTTGGGATATGGTGCAAAATGGAACAGTGCCAGCTGTAACTGGTAGTGAATCGAGTTCCGAAGCACTCAAGATGATGTATAACAAGTCAAATGAACAGACAATAGAACTTGATGATGTTGCGGTTAATTACATTAACCAATATAACAATGCCAAGGCAAAGATTAAAGAAGCCACAGACGCTAAGGATGAAGCTGAAAATATCCTGAAATCCTTGCTTGGAGAAAATGAGGTAGGAACTGTTGGCGGGTTCAAGGTTACTTGGAAAATGCGAAAAGGTGCAAGCCGTTTCAATACAAAACAATTCCAAGCGGATCATCCAGAATTACATAAGCAATACATGGTAAAAGGCGAAGATACTCGTTCAACATTTAGCATTAAATAAGGAGGAATTACAATATGGCAAGCGTATCACAGGGGTTAAGCATCAAGAAAGGAGCCGTACAGACGGCAGAATCACAAAAGGCGGTAACTATCCAAAGTTTAGTATCTCAAGAAAGTGTGAAAGCACGATTTGAGGAATTACTGGGAAAGAAAGCGCCAGGGTTTATCTCAAGTCTATTATCGGTAGTTAATAACAATAAATTGCTCGCAAAAGCGAACCCGAAGACAGTCATTGCAGCTGGTGCGATGGCGGCGTCGCTAGACCTACCAATTAATCAGAATTTAGGCTTTGCTTATATCATTCCTTACGGAAATGAAGCGCAGTTTCAAATGGGCTATAAAGGATACATTCAGTTGGCTATGCGGACTGGTCAATACCAGACCATCAACGCAGCTGAGGTATATGAAGGAGAAATCATCAAACAAAACCGCTTTACAGGCGAGTATGAGTTTGGTGAGAAAACCTCCGATAAAATCGTAGGTTACATTGCCTACTTCAAGCTAGTAAACGGATTCGAGAAATACCTTTACATGAGCATTGAGGAAATGCAAGCTCATGCCAAGAAGTTCAGTAAGAACTATAAAGGTGGTACTGACAAATGGGGCATCACAGACTTCCATAGCATGGCCATCAAAACTGTGCTCAAACGATTGATTAGCAAATACGGCATTTTATCTATCGAAATGCAAGGACAACCGATAGTAGATGCGATCACCAATGATGGCGGCAAGATGACCATTAAAGATGATGGAACACTTGAAGCAGAATTTGATGGGGATACCATCGATGCAGATGGTATGGTAATCCACCAGGATGAGCCACATACTGTAATCACAATGGATGATGGTGTTACTGTAAATACTGAAACAGGGGAATATATGGATCCCTTATTTAATAAATAAGTAACAAGAAAGATTTTACATGAAAAAAGGCATCCAGTACTTTTCCATGGATGTGGACTTTTTCACAGATTCAAAAATCCAGTTTGTAGATGCGAGGTTTGGAGCTAAAGGTATCGTAATAACGATTAGGCTCCTAACTCTCATCTATCGACAGGGATATTACATCACCTGGAATGATGATGAAGCATTTTTACTTGCGAAAAGCGTCGGTGATAATGTAACCGCTTCTTTAGTGAGTGACGTAGTGCAGGAATTGGTTAAGCGAGGATTCTTCAATGAGGAATTGTTTAACTCGTTCAAAATTCTGACATCTAGGGGCATACAGGAACGATATTTAGAAGCATGTAAGCGAAGAAAAACGGTTGAAATGGATGAACGATATTTACTCTATGAAAGACCTGAAAAAATTCCGAATTTGCATGTGTTACCTTTGTGTACTCAAAATGACGGTAAATGCATACGTGATGTTAACATTTCAGACAAAAATGTATACATTTCTGATGAAAATGTGCACGTAAATGGACAAAGTAAAGAAAGTAAAGTAAAGAAAGTAAATAAAGAAAGGAAAGAAAGTAAGACCGTGCTCTTTTATCTAAATCATTTTGGTGATGTAAATCCATTCATTGGAGCACAGTTAGAAGAGTTGATTGACTTTCATGGAGATGATGAAGTAGAAGGCGCATTGAAGATAGCGGTTGAACGTGGTGTGCGTAAGCTTAATTATGTGAAAGGAATATTAAATAGTAAGGAGCGTGATGCAAATAATGGAGGATACAATAATGGAGCCCGTCGGGAAGTCGATTGGGATATGGAGCCAGATGAGTTGCGATGAACGACGGGAATATATTGCAAGCTTACTTGGAGAACCAAAACATACAGGTAAAACATATTCATTTGATAAACCAGTATATGATGAACCAATTTACTTGGATCCAAGACCTATATTAGGGCGATATGGAGTACAAAAACGGCAACAACATATTAGCTTTGAATGGATTATTGATAAAGGTAATTTTAATGACTGCGATAGAGAAAGTTATCGAAAGGCATATCAATATGGGCAAAATATAACTGGAGCTATCAGCAATGGCAGAGGGCTTATTTTAAAAGGTACAGTAGGAACTGGGAAGACTACACTTGCTATTGCGATTATGCGTAAGGCGGTAGAACAAGGCATACGTTGTCTATTTGTGAACAATATTAGCCTTAATGATAAGCTGCTGAATTTACTGAATAGTGACCGTAAAGAGCTTACCAATTATGACAAGCTGCTTAGAACAGTGCCACTACTAGTCATTGATGACTTTGGAGCGGAATCAGATAGAAATAATCGCTCCTGGGTAGTTGAAAAAATGGAAAGTATCATAGGAGATAGATACGATCGCATGCTACCAATCATCATTACGACCAATTTAGGAAATGATGAGTTAAAGGAAAGATATAACTTGCGAATATTTGACAGACTTAGAGATACTTGCGATGTTCTTAATTTTAAAGGTCAAAGTTTGCGAGGAAATAAGGAGGAAATATGACTTACGAAGAGTTTGCCAAATCTTTAAACGAAGAGCAAAGAGAATTCCTAAAATTTCAATTAAAATTCATGCTAGGTGCTATTGGATTTCAAATTTTATTAGTTGAATCATTAAAGGGGGAGGATGATTATGAATTTCTAAAAAAAGATGTGTTAGAAAACATCAAAGTTGCAAAAGTTTATTACGAATTGTTAGGCGAGAATGAGTTCAGACAAAAGTACTTGGATTGTGTTACAAAGTATACTGAACTTTAAAAATAGGGGGATTAATGAAAGAACAAACGCATGATGCAGTCAATAGTCCTAAGCATTACAAACTCCGAGGGCTTGATGTGGAATCAGTGGACGTGATTAAAGCTACACTCACACCAGAAGAGTTTAAAGGTTGGTTAAAGGGCAACGCCATGAAGTACTTATTCCGATTAGGGAAGAAGGACGATGAAGCGCAGGATGCCAAGAAAGCTATGAAGTATCTGGAGTGGCTTGTTAAGGAGTTGATGCAATGAACATTCTGCTAATGCCAATTTGGGATGAACGATTTGGAAATGGTGAGGCTTATAAAGTTATCCTTGGATCCAATGAAAAGAAAATTAAAAACACTAGCACATCATTACATTTTGATGCAGATACTGCATATGACGTAACGGTGTGGGATGAAGTTTTAACCCTGACAAAAATTGATTTTGAATACGATTCAGAAATGAAGTTAATCGATGAGGGAATTGTATCGAAAGAAGATTTAAAAGAGTCAATTTCCGTATTGCAACAATTCGGTGGTAAATTTCGTGAATTACAGAAGGCGATTAAAGAAAGGGAACGCATAGATAATTGGTTGCATTCAAAACCGATTGAAATTGAAGTGGATTGGTGGTGACGGTATGAGACGAGATAAAGAAATGCCGATTAATTATGATGGGATTAGGAAGTTACATGAACATGCTGAATTTTTGAAACATGAAATGAACAATATCATGACCCACAGCTATCGGGAAAAGATTAAAGCGCAAGCGATGGTGTTATATTATGTATGCAACACAATTGCTGCGTTCACAAAGAGTCGGTCAAAGGCTGCGTATCAATGGGATAGATTCATTGTTGACATGATGGGGTGCTACTACTTATTCTATAGTGTTTACACCAGCAGGATATTGGAGTTGCGAGACGTGTTAGAAGTTTGTGAAAACAGTGATGCAGCATGGGATAGTTTCGAGTGGATGATTGATGTTTTAAGAGACTTTGGTGAATCAGTTACACTTAGGGACCGAGATGCCTGGATTTATGGAAGATAAAGAATTAAGGAGTTGTAAAGCATGAAGAAAAAGGTAAAGAATTTGAGGATTTTTGCTGGAAGGTTAAAAGGAGCTAGAGATGAAAAAGGAATGACAGAGTTGGAATTAGCTCAAGAAGTTGCTGTATCTGTATCAAGTGTTAAAGGCTGGGAAAAGGGCATTACAAATATCAATAGCATAAATCTAGGTAAATTATCTCAGGTCTTAGGCGTTAGCGAAGAATATTTAACGGGTGAAGTTGATGAAAATCAAATTACAGAAGCTGAAAATAGTGGCTTGTTTACTCAAAATTGTAATCATGCAATTGATATAAGCACGGTAAAAGAGCTTGTAAATAAATTAGTGTGTGATCGTAATTTAAGCGAGGAAAAACATACGATAGTAAATCATGCATTAGCTATTATTGAAACAACCTTAAATGAATGAGGAATTAGTTATGACAGAGTATGAAATAGAGGAACTAAAAGCGGAGGCCTTAGATTTAATTATGACCATGGCATATTGGCCAGGTGACAATGATGAACAGTTTTGGGAGGTAAAGTATAGAGCGTTGCCATTACTTAAACAGTTGAAGCCTGTATTGAATAATGATGAGTTTGAAGAATTGTACGAAATGTACGAGCAAGCGATTATTTGGGTGGAAGCATGAATATGATTGCAATCAGATGCGATTTTGTGTACCTAAACGAGTACATCAATAAAGAACGTCGCAATAAGTATGCAGCTGCTAAAGTCAAAGATGATTTAACTAATGAGGTGGCTTGGCAGTGTAAAATGGCTCGATGCACTAAGCCAAAAGGCAAAGTGGACATGATGTTTCGTTGGCATGTGAAAGGTCGCCATGATAGTGATAATATCGCCTTTGCCAAGAAATACGTACTTGATGGCATGGTACAAGCTGGACTATTAGAAAATGACAATCCGAAATGCGTACGGCATTTGAAAGATTACATCTATCGTGATGTGAAGAAACCTAACTTAGATTATGTGGAAGTGTTTTGGGAGGAAGCCAAAAATGAATAATGTTCAATTACTAGGCAATTTGGTTAGAGATGTGGAGTTGCGATATATGCAAAGTGGTTCATCGGTAGCTACATTTACGGTGGCAGCAACAAGCACGTATAAGGGACAAAATGGAGAGGCAAAAGAACTCACAGCATTTGTAAATTGCGTGGCATGGGGCAAGAACGGCGAGCATATGAGCCAATTCATGAAAGGGCAAAAGGTATTCGTACAAGGGCGGTTGCAAACACGCTCCTATGAGGCACAGGATGGCTCAAAACGCTATGTAACAGAAGTAGTGGCAGACTTCTGCACAGGGCAAGACCAAACACCAGGAGCGCAAACATCAACGAGCAATTTCGACAGTATGACAACATCACACGAGGAAATTCCGTTCTAATGTGGTGCATAAGCTCGATTTTATGGGTAATAGGTATAATGTATCTAAAACTCATAAAGTCGAGCAATATGACCCCTAAATTTAAGTTTTACAGCGTGGTTGAAGCATGAAAGATGGTGATAGGTTGGAGATGACAAACATATTACAAGAGATGAAAAGGATTAGTCGTGAAATCGACTGTTTACAAGACGAAATAAAGAAATTGCGGGAAGAATGCGACGGACTCAGAGCGACTGATTATAGCGCCCCAAAGGTAGAAGGAGGAACTCCATCTGGGATAGTGGATAGAGTAATTAAACTCGAAGATAGAATTGAGAAATTAAAGAAACTCATCAATAAACGATATGAGTATGTGGACATGATCAATACAGTTCTTGATAAAATGCCTACCGTTGAATATGCCTTGTTGATACGTAATCGTTACCTTTACGGAGAAACATGGGGGCAGATAGGCAAGCTTATTCATACAAATAGAGAAACTGCTAGAAACCGAATGCATAAGGAGGCATTGAAAGAATTTCAAAAATATTGCACAAATTGCAATGATTGCACAAATTGCAAGGATTGCAAGTGAAAAATGTGTTATTATATAGTTGCGAAGATTGGTTTTACCAATAGTTTTCACTCCTTATAATCTTATAAAACCCAAACACAAGAAATGACGTCAAAGCTGCGACGTCATTTTTTGTTGTCCAAAATCAGAAAGGCGGTGATACAGTGACGGAAATAAAATGCATCAAACGGAAGTGCTTGCATAATGAGCAAGGCATTTGCACGGCTAAGACAATCGAATATGACGGGTTATGCCAAACCTATGCGACACCAGACTTTATGATGCGGACTAAAACGGCTCATGTATCAAAGCGCCATGGACGATATAAGCAACAAAAGGGGGAGGTATTGCGATGAATATTGTGCAATTACCAATAGAAGAGTTAACACCATACGAGAATAATCCGAGGAACAACAAAAAGGCGATTAAATACGTTGCCAACAGTATTCATGACTTTGGATTCAAATCTCCAATTATCTTGGATGCCAATAAAGTCATCATATGTGGTCACACCAGGTATGAGGCGGCAAAAGTACTGGGTTACACTTATGTACCATGTATTATTGCTAGTGACCTAACAGAATCACAGGTAAAAGCCTATAGGCTAGCAGATAACAAGGTGGCTGAAATGGCGAAGTGGGATTATGATTTGCTTTCATTCGAAATACAAGACCTATCATTTGATATGGAGGACTTTGGGTTCGATGTGGAGCGGTTGCTAACTCCAGCAGAAGAAAAAGAAAATGAACGTGAAAGAACGATGGATGCTTACAACTTACACGACTATGATAGCGGTAATGTTGAGGGATTCTATCAGATGCCAATCATCACTAGGACGTATGCTAAGCCTAGCGAGTTGATTGGCTTTAATTATGTCAAAACAAACAAAAAGAAAGAAGGGCAAGGCGTGCACTTCTTCATTGATGATTACCAATTTGAACGGATTTGGAATGATCCTGATAAATACGTGGATATGCTAATTCCTTATGAGTGCGTGCTTACACCTGACTTTAGTTTATATACTGAAATGCCAATGGCAATGAAAATATGGAATGTGTATCGCTCCAGGTTGATTGGTCAAATTCTCCAACAGAATGGGGCAAACGTGGTACCTACCCTTTCATGGTGCGAGCGTGATACGTTCGCATTCTGTTTTGATGGCATTGAACCAGGTGGCACAGTGGCAGTATCAACAATAGGGGTCAAACGAGCAGATGGTGCCTATCATATGTGGTCAGAGGGAATGGATGAAGCAATACGTAAGTTAAAACCAGATCACATTATCGTATATGGTGGTGATATTGGCTACCAGTTTCCTTGCGAGGTTACATACATCAATAATGCGGTAACGGAAAGGATGAAGAACAATGGGAGGTAGAGGCGCTAGTGCTGGTATCAGTAAAAAGGGGAAACCATACGGTACAGAGCATTATACGGTATATCAATATGAGAATATCAAGTTTATTAAGAATGCAGAAAATAACTCAAAAGTCCCTATGGAGACGATGACCCAAGGGCGTATCTATGCAATCATTAACAAACGCAATGAAGTTCACTCTATTAGCTTTTATGATGAAAACAACAAGAGATATAAGCAAATAGATGTAAGAGGCTCAAAACATTCAATTGATGGAAAGAAAACAATACCGCATACACATCATGGATATGAGCACGACGAACGCGGAACGAAAGCGTTGACGAAAATAGAAAAACAAATAGTTGAAGATGTATTAAAAGTGTGGGATAATAGGCACAAATAGATTGACTAGTAGTTTAATGGCAGCAGAACGCGGGCCTTTACAAGAAAACTGAACTAGAGGGGTTCTCTAGGCTTGTTTAAGTTTCTAGGGCGCTGTATAGCAGGTAAAACGTCCGAAGCGTGTGGTTCGACTCCCACCTAGTCAATCTATTTTTTTGCATCCTATAAATAGGGTGCTTTTTTTATGCCCGAAATGAGGTGAAAACTTGGGCGGACGTGGTGCTAGTTATGGGGCGAAAAGTAGTGTTTTTTACAAAAAGAAAAACGGAAGAATTCTTGAACTTGCAGATGCTAATGAATCAAATTTTAAAAAGTTTGGGGTAAATGCTAAAGAGTTTCAAGGACTAAAAACGATGGTTAGAGATTTGGGAGGAGCATGGAGAGGCGATAATAACGATAAAAGTGTGTTCATGTTTGGCGGTAATTCAATAAGCCGGTCAACAGCTAATCGTATTTTAAAATCTGGTAAATATGTAAATGAAGAACAACGCAGAAAAAATAACGAATTAAAGTTTAGACTTCAAGAAAAATTAAGCGGCAGAAGTTCCTCATATATCACTGCAAAAGATACTTCTACGGCTGGTAAAGCTGGCAGAAGTAAAATTTCTAAAGCTAAACGAGAATTTAGTTTATCTACTGCACATGGTGTGGCGGTATCAGATATAAAGCGAGTTAAAAGTGATATTGCATTTAATAAGAGGTTTATAGGTAAAGGAGCTACAAAAGAACAGTTAAAAGAAGTTTCTAAACTTGAAAGAAAAATTAAAAGTATAGAACGTGAAGCGAAAAAGTATAGCATTAGCTTATAAAGGAGGGGGTAACAGGTGGCCAATCCTAGAGGGCATCCTGAAACCCTCAAGAGTACAAACACTTTAGACAAGAAAACACACGCTGCAATGTCTTCAAAAGGTGGCAAGAATTCTGGTGCCAAAAGACGTGAAATGAAGAAGTGGAAAGACCTTGCTAAGGAGATAATGGCAATGCCACTACAAAAGGGCAAGGTTAAGGATAAAATCACGTCATTAGCCGAGGCAAAAGGGCAGAATATAGACACTCAAACGGCGGTGTTGTTAGCCCAGGTTGTTAAGGCGACTAAAGGTGACACTAAAGCTGCAGAGTTCTTATACTCATTGTCACATGAAGAGGTGGAGCAAATCACGGAAGCGCCTATTGTGGTGCCAGATGATACGGATAAGATTATTCCATTCTTTGATTCGGTTAGTGGTGACATCAAGCGCCACGGCCATACACATTACTGGTTTAAAGGCGGTCGTGGTAGTACTAAATCATCGTTTATTAGCATGAAGATTCCACAGCTAATCATTAGTAACCCAGATGTGAATGTGGTTATCTTAAGGAAAGTGGCGAACACCCTCAAAAACTCTGTATATGCTCAAATCGAGTGGTCGCTCGAACAATTGGAATTATTGCAAGAGTTCGAGTTCAAGAAGTCACCGCTTGAGATTATTTACAAGCGAACAGGGCAGAAGATTTTGTTCTTAGGTGCTGATGACCGTTCAAAAATCAAATCCTTGAAAATGCCATTCGGTTATGTCGGATGCGTATGGTACGAGGAATTAGACCAATTCAGTGGAATGGATGAGATTCGCTCAATCAATCAGTCGCTACTGCGTGGCGGTGATAAATATTGGTGCTTTTACTCATTCAACCCACCAAAGAGCCGTGATAATTGGGTAAATGTGGAGCAATTGACGGATTACCCTGACAGGCTCATTAGTCATAGTAATTACACGATGGTTCCAAGCGATTGGCTAGGCGATCAATTCATAATTGAAGCGGAAAAGCTGAAAGAACAAAGACCCGACCTATACGAGCATGAGTACATGGGGATTGCCACAGGGACAGGCGGTGACGTATTCGCCAACGTAGAGGAAATGACCATAACCGATGAAATGATAGAGAACTTTGACAATAACTATCACGGAATCGACTTTGGTTTTGCGCAAGACCCGTTTGTATATGTCAAATTACACTATGACATCAAGCATGATTGTATTTACATTTATGATGAAGTGTATAGTACAAGGCTCAAAAACTCGATGGCATACGAGAAAATCAAAGATAAAGTAGGCACGAGTGTAGTATGGGCTGATAGTGCTGAACCAAAATCTATAGCAGAGCTTGCTGATATGGGCTTGCGTATCTATGGAGTTAAGAAAGGCCCAGATAGCCGTGAATTCAGTATAAAATGGCTATCCGACCGTTACAAGATTTACATTGACAAACAAAGATGTCCGAACGCATACCGTGAATTCACGATGTACGAATACGACCAGGATAAGCACGGCAATTTCATTAGTGCCTATCCTAAGCGCAATGACCATACGATTGATGCAGTGCGGTATTCGTTGCGTAGCGAAATGGATGCGAATAAATTTAGTTGGTAGGAGGTGATAGAGTGGACTTAGGACAATTATGGAGTGCCATTATTCGTGGTGGCGCAGGTATTAGCGACAAAGAATTTGTAAGGCGTGAAATGCAGAAGTTCTTAAGTTCTAAGGAACGAAAGAATATCCTTACTGGTCGCAAATATTACGAAGGTGATCACGATATTAAACAGAAGAAGCGAACGATGAGCATCGAAAACTCAACCGTTGTACAGGATGCAAGCAATGAAATACCGCTCAACCTACCGAATAATCAGTTGGTAGACAACAAGTTTGACGACTTAGTAGATCAAAAAGTCAATTACTTATTTGGGAATCCATTAGAGGTCAAGACAGATGATGCGGTGCTGACTGAATTATTAGGCAAGGAGTTTCACAGGCAATTATTAAACGTAGCAAAGGATGCCTATATAGGTGGTAAAGGGTATTTACACCCTTACATTGCAGAAAACGGTGACCTAATATTTAGGCGCATGAAACCTGAGAATGTCATACCGTATTGGCATGATGAAGAGCATAGTAAACTTGATGCATTTATTTACTTTTACGATATGGACCAATACCACCTATTAGAAAAGACAAATACAGTACAGTATGTGGAGTTTTACAAGCCAGACGGTGTAAGCTATTACATCTATGATAACGGTAGCCTAAGAGTCAATGCAGATAAGGAAAAGTCAAGTTACATTCAGTACGAAGGCAAAGTATACAATTGGCCTTCCGTTCCGTTATTGGTATTCAAGGCAAATTCCATCGAACAACCATTGATTAATCGAGTAAAGAGTTTACAAGATGCATTAAATGAAATGTACTCGATGTTCCTTGATAGGTTGCAAGAAGACCCTAGGGAAACTTTGATAGTGTTACGGAACTATGACGGCACAGACCTAGCAGAATTTAGGCGAATGCTTGCTAAGTATGGAGCGGTAAAAGTCAGAGATGATGGCGGTATTGATACGTTAACTATTGAAGTTAACGCAGGCAATTATGATTTCATCACCCAAGCACTAAAACGTTCTATCATTGAGAATGGTCGAGGTTTTGACGCCAAGGATGACCGCATGGCCAACAATCCTAATCAGATGAATATTTCATCTATGTACAGTGACATCGACCTTGACGCCAATCAAATCGAGGTAGAATTCCAAGCCACATTGGAGCAATTAGTGGAATTCTATCACGCCTACCGTGGATTAAGTAATGCAACAGCCCCTAAGGATGTAGAGTTTATCTTCAACCGAATGACCCCAGTTAATGAGGGGGAGGTAATCAACAACTGTAAGGCAAGCATTGGCATTCTATCCAATGAAACCATCGTGGCTAACCATCCATGGACGGCTAACACGGCGGAGGAACTAGAGCGGTTGCAGCAAGAACGATTACAGATGATGCAAGAGATGGCGTTACAGGATTACATAACAGGCGGTGATGACGATCAACCAGAAGAATAAGGAATATTGGGCTAAGCGGTACGAGTTACTAAAAGATGAAGCTATGCAAGGCGCTGAAATGACGGTTGATGAACTATCATCTAACTTTGATAGAGCGCTTAGGCGCTTAACGGTGGAAATAGAGGATTGGTACAAACGGTACGCCACAGAAAACGGTATCACCCTAGAAGAAGCAAGAAAACAGCTCAACAAAAGAGAGCTAGCTGACTTCAAGATAACACTTGAGGAATACATCGAGCAAGCCAAGCGAGAAGACTTATCCAAGGAGCACCAACGTATGCTTGAAAATGCATCGATACGTGCTAGATTGGATAGAACGCAAGCACTCTATATAAGCGTTGTGCATGAGATTGAGCGCCTATCCAAGGCAGAAGATGATAGCCTAAGCCAATTGCTTAGGGAGACTTACGAAACGACCACATATAAGACGGCTCACCTTACGCAAACGGTACTAGGTGAATATAACATCGTGCCTAAGGTATCTGACAACGTTGTAGATGTGGTCATAAAGAAACCATGGGCACCAGACGGTAAAGATTTTAGTGGTCGCATATGGGATGATCGTACAAAACTCGTTCAAAGCATTCAAAACGATTTCGTTCAATCAGTGCTAGCGGGTGACGGCATGGCAAAGATGACGGAAAGCCTTGCTACACGGATGAAAGTTTCACAATCGAACGCAAGGCGACTAGTGGAAACTGAAACGGCTAGAATTTATGAAGAGGCATTCACTAATAACATGAATGATATTGGAGTTGAAAAGCTAGAGATTCTAGCGACGTTAGACCGCAAGACCTCGAAGATATGTCAGCGCATGGATGGCAAGATAGTACCACTCAAGGATGTTAAGCCAGGTGTAACGATTCCGCCTTTCCATTGTCATTGCAGAACCACCACGATTCCCTATTTCGATGACCTGGAAATCAAAGGGGAAACGAGGGCAAGCCGTGGCGAAGGCGGTAAAGGTAAGAGCGAGCAAGTAGACGGCGAATTGAAGTACGATGAATGGTATTCAAAGTATGTGAAATGAGGTGAACTATATGTGTGACTTCATCACAATTTTACAAATAATCCAAGCACTATGCGTGATATATCTTGGATTTGCACTGTATCACATTAACAAAAATAAAAAGTAATAGCACTCTAGGCATTGCCTAAGGGTGCTTTTATTATGCCATTTTGGTATTGTTGGGCGAAAACTAACAAGCTCACGTAGAGTGGTGTTGCACTCGAAAATAAAGCGAAGTGGAAAGGAGTCATAGCAATGACAAAAGAAGAATTAAAGGCTTTAGGGCTCGAAGAAGAGCAAATTGAAAAAGTAGTAGAGGATTACGGAAAGAACTACGTTACTAAAATTCAATTTAATCAAAAAAATGAGGAACTAAAGCAAGCCAAGGAATCATTAACTACGATGCAATCTGACATCGACGCATTGAAAAAGACCAATGCAGATAATGCAGAATTAGCTAAACAAATCGATGAAATGAAAGCCAACCAAACCAAACGAGAGGAAGAGTACACGGCTCAAATTCACAAGATGGAGGTAGACGGCATCGTAGAACGTACACTAATGACTTTCAAGGCGAAAAATGGAAAAGCCGTTCGAGCTTTACTCGATTTAGAAGACGTAAAACTCAAAGACGGCACTATTAAGGGATTGGATGACCAACTGACTAAGTTGAAGGAATCTGATCCTTATTTATTTGAGTCCGAAAGTAAACCGACTGGAGTCACACCAGGTGAACCACATGGTGGCCAAGGCTCCACAGGAATTACTCAAGAACAGTTCAACAAAATGGGTTATTTAGAACGAGCAAAACTCAAAGAAGATGACCCAAATACGTATTCAGAATTAACAAATGGAGGTAACGAATAATGCCACAAGGAACAACAAAATTAGAACAATTAATTAATCCAGAAGTTATGGCGGACATGATTTCCGCTAACTTACCTAAGGCGATTAAATTCGCAAATATTTTAGCGGTCGATACGAAACTTGAAGGACAACCTGGTAACACTGTAACAGTACCATCCTTTAAATACATCGGTTCCGCAAAAGACGTAGAAGAGGGCGCAGCAATTGACCTTGCTCAATTAACAACATCCGTCGAAAAATTCACTATTAAAAAAGCTGGTATCGGAGTAAAAATCACGGATGAAGCAGTGTTATCTGGATACGGCGACCCAATTGGTGAAGCAGTTAAGCAATTAGGTATGTCAATTGCTGACAAAATTGAAGAGGATGTAATCGAAACCTTGAAATCAACAACATTAGCGGTAACATCCGCAAATCAAATCTCTTATGAGGGCATTGTGAATGGTGTTGACAAATTCGCAGAGGAATCTGACGTGCCTAAGGTGTTATTCATTCACCCTGAGCAATTGACACAAATTCGCAAGTCCACAGACTTTATCGACAAAAATAAATACGGCGGTGACTTGATGATGACAGGCGCTATCGGTTCTATTTGTGGCGTTGAAGTTGTTGTATCTCGCCGAGTGCCAAAAGAGGGTGCTAACTTCACTAACTTCATGGTGCAAATGGCACCTAACAGCGGTGAGGGCACACCAACATTACCAGCAGCATCCTTGTACTTGAAACGAAACGTACAAGTAGAATCTGATCGTGACATTGTTGGCAAAATGACAGTCATCACAGCTGACGAACACTACGGTGTAGCATTGACTAACCCAGCACGTGTGTTAAAGATGACGTTTAAGGCCTAGGAGGTTCACATATGGGAATGTTGTTACAACAATATTTACATCCTGAAAAAGAAGTGAATACAGTAGCAGAAGAAGGCGCAAGCGCTGATGTGGAAACTGTAGAGGTAGAAGAAACCGAGGATAAGCCAGAAGGCAAGAAGGCGGTGAAAGATGATGGAGACACAGCAGCAGAAGAAGGCGCAAGCGCTGATTCCTAAGGTGGTTGAGCTTATTGAAGGCTCAACAAAGTTTGTTGCCATCGAAACACAAACACTTGAGTACATCATTCAAAGCGAACTGGATAAGGTACTCGCTGACATCAACCACACGGAACTACCTAAAGAGCTTGAAACGTACGTTGTACGTCGAGCGAGTGGCATGTTCATTCACTTGAATGCCAAGGAGATTTTAGGCGGTGATGGTGCCCAGATTGCTAAATCCATTCGTATGGGTGACACATCAATTGACCTAGGCGGTACCACCGATGAAGACCGATTGCGAGCACTCATTGGCGAACTCACTCAAGAAGATAGGAGGTTGCTAGCATGTTACCGACGAATCAGATGGTAAATATTTACCGTAAGAATTTGGAGCAAATGTATGATTGCTTGGTGACCGTGTTAACCGAAGAGGAAACGGTCGACGAAGCGACTGGTATTACTAGTATTAATCGAACCGTAGAAGAGGGACCCTATCCGTGTAGGGTCTCTTTTAAATCCTCGACCACATCGCAAGCTGACGGATTACCAAAATTCGCTCAAAACACAACGTTATTCATGTCGCCTGACGTGATTGTAGCTAAAGGGGCACGCATGCACATTGTAGGCCGTCAGAGAGAGTTTTATGCAAAGTCTAGTTCAATGCCAAACGTGTATGACAGCCACCAAGAAATTCAGTTAGAGAATTTGGAGGTGCGATGATGGCAGAGTTAGATTTTGATTTTAGTGGAATTAAAAACCTCCAAAAAAATTTACAAACATTAGCTCAATCTGGAAACCTTGAAGGTGCCATGAATGCTATTGTTAATAAAATGGGCGCCGTGTATTTACGTGAGGCAAAGAAGAAAACGCCAGTAGGACCTCGGAGCATTCAAATGCTAGTGGGGCATGACAGCAAAGGCAATCCGAAATATGAAACTCACTACTTTGATACGCAGAATATGCGCCGTAGTTGGTTTATGGATAAGCCATTTTTTCATAATGGCAATAGCCGTAATAGGTTAACTTTATCTGTAAAAGTATTCAACACATCTCGATATGCATCTTATGTAGATGATGGACACCGCCAAAAAGTAGGGCAGTTCCTACCATTTATTGGTACTGGATGGCAAGGTGGTAAAGTTCACGGAGGTCGATTGAAGAAGTCGTGGGTTGATGGGTTAGACATCACGTTGCATGCCAAGAATGTGGTTGAAAATAACGCAAACAACATCATGAATAGTGGGTTCAATGCGTGGCTAAGGAGCGTGTTAAACAATGGTTGATATTCAGTTAACTGAAGGCATAACTAAAGCCTTATATGATGCGTTCAAAGTGCCAGTGTACTTGGAGTGGAAAGAAAATAAAATGAAGTTTCCTTGTTTCGTTGTTAAGGTGGCAGATTCTAACCACGATTTACACGTTTCCAAGTTGTATGATCGCAAGCTTGATTATTCCGTGAAATACTTCCTAAATGCTGAAAGTATTCCAGTGAATTACCGCAAGGACCTACTGCAAATAGGCGAACAACTTTACGACGTATTGGAATATGTGAAAGTGGGAGACCGCATCACACGTGGTGAGGGTATGAAGTATAACGAAAATGATGGGGTTTTGCACTTTAGCGTGACATACGAAATGCTACTTCATAAGGAAAGCAAGAAGGTTCCAGCAATGGAGCGATTACAAGTGAACGAAAGGAGTTCAAAGAATGGATGAACGATTTGATGGCTACACAATCATTGCATCGGAGAAATACAAACGATACAAGGATATTTTAGCCGTACTTTTAGATGATGACATGACATATACGCATGAAGAGATTGACGAGATTTTACAAAACGAGTTCAATCGTCAGATTGTGGAATTTAAGAATTAGGAGGTGCACAGATGGCATTAGGTGGAGGAACGTTCTTGTTCCACAATAAGGTGTTGCCAGGGGCATACATCAACTTTATTAGTAAAAATAGAGCATATGCAGAAGTGGCTGACCGTGGATACGGCGCTATGATGTTATCTCTTGATTGGGGGCCAAGTGGCGAAGTATTCCGAGTAGATGTGGATGAGTTCCAAAAGAATTGCCAAGATTACTTTGGTTACGACTTTGGCCACCCTAAAATGAAAGGCTTACGTGACTTGTTTAAGCATTTAAAAACAGGCCAGTTCTACCGCTTAAATAGTGATGGCGAAAAAGCAAGCAATGACTACGGTAAGGCGAAATACTCAGGTATTCGAGGAAATGATCTTGGGGTATCTGTACAGTCTGACCCAGACGCAACAAGTGCGTTCATCGTAACGACCTACATCACAACAAATGATGTGCGCAAAGTTGTTGACAAACAAACAGGCGTTGCGAAGGCAGCCGATTTGGTGGACAACGCCTACGTTGAATTTAAGAAGAATGCTAACTTAGTAGCAACTGCTTACACTGCTTTCACAGGTGGTACAAATGGTTCCGTTGTGACTAGCAAGAACTACCAAGATGGACTTGAGTTCTTAGAGCCTTACTACTTCAATATATTAGGTTATGTAGGTTCAGATGAAACCATTAAGAACTTATTAATTGCCTTTACATCTCGAGTGCGTAATTTCACGGGAGCAAAATGTCAACTTGTATGCCACGGAAAAAAAGGCGTTAACAACGAGGGTATTATTAGTATTTTAAATACAGTAACAGACCAGGGCGAAGATCCAACCTCCGCAGTCTATTGGACGGTTGGCAGTGAGGCTTCTTGTAATATCAATGAGTCTTTATCTAACCGTAGATACGACGGTGAGTTTACAATCAATACCAAATATAAGCAATTTGAACTTGAGCAAGCTATCAAAGATGGAATGTTTATGTTTCATAACGTATCCGACCCAGTAGGCGGCAATGTGCAAGGTGAAGTGCGTGTATTAAAGGATATCAACACATTTACAGAGTTCACAAAAGAAAAGAACCAAGATTTCGCATTAAATCAATGTATTCGAGTGTTAGACAATTGGGCGATTGATGCAGGTCGTACGTTCAATAAAGGATACTTAGGCAAAGTTCAAAACGATGCAGATGGACGTCGTGCGTTGTGGGGTGACCTTGTTTATCTTGGGGAACAATATCAAAGAGTTAGAGCAATTCAAAACTTTGACGATAAAGATATTGAAATTCCAACGCAAGGCGACAATAAAGAAGATGTCATTGTAAATGTAAACATTCAACCTACGGTTGCGATGGAAAAACTTTACATGACGGTAATCGTAGAATAGGAGGTAACAGATGGCAGAAGAAACTACTTTTAATTCAGTTGGCACAATGAATGCTAGTGATGTTATCAGCGCTAAATTGGCGACATGTTACGTCATTGCTAATAATAAACGCAAGTTATTATTTCAAGCCAAGAATTTAAAGGCGGAAGTTAAAAAGAAAAAGGATCAAGTTGCTATTTTAGGGCGCATGTTGAAAGGCAATAAAACAACATCCTTAGAAGGTACTGGTAAACTTACGATTTATAAAAATACATCCTTGTTTGATGAAATGATTGAAAAGTTGATTAAAACAGGTGTAGATACGTACTTTGATATGCAAGTTACAAATCTTGATCCAACGTCAAATGCAGGACCTCGTTCTGTTATTTTAGTTGGCTGTAACTTAGACGTTACGCCAGTAGCCGATTTTGATGCGGATGGGAAATGGCTTGAAGATGAGTTAGCATTTACATTTGAAAGTGTTCGATACGTTACACACTTTAAAGAATTAGATGGAATGAATGCATAGGAGGAAGAAATGGTTGAAACATTAAAAGGCTTTTTTAAGCAAAATGCCAAGATTGTAACGGAAGTAGAATATGTGGCATCCAAACGATTTACAGATGAGAATGGTGACCCAATCGTATGGCGCATCCGTGTATTAACTAATAAGGAATTAGACAAGTTACGTGCTCGTTTTACTAAAAAAGTATACGAGCCTGGTACACGTACCGCCGAAGAACGTATGGATTTGACTGCATTTACAGATGAATTGTTAGTCCGTACGATTGTATTCCCAACATTGGATGATATGGAATTGCAAAACTCTTGGGGAGTATCCAATGAGTTAGACCTCGTAAAAGCAATGTTAAACGGTGGCGAGTTGACAGATTTAACACGTGCCATCCAAGAGGCGCAAGGCTTTGAAACTGGCTTTGAGGATAAGGTTAAAGAAGTAAAAAACTCCTAAGCGCCAATGACGGTGAGACATACCTTGCCTATGTAGCATTCGTAAAATACAATATCCGTCCCTCCGAGTTCATTAACATGGACTTAGAGGAACGGGCTTGTATTTACGCATTTATGCAACAACACGCCAAGGATGAGAAGAAAGCACAGAAAGGAGGCGGGATCTAGTGGCAACGATTACAAACTATATAAACTTATCAACGAATATTCCAGCGGTTGCTCAAAGTGCAGCAAATGGGATGATAAACCTTGCCAACGGCGCTAATAATGCGACTGGCAAAATGCAACAATTTATTAATGTCACAAACTCAGCTAAAAGCGGTTGGGGAGGATTCCTTGCATCGTTTACAGGCAATTTCTTTGCAGACTTGGCAATGCGAGGTATTAGCATGGTCACTGGCGCAATTAGCAGCCTTAATCAAACAGCCAACGAGTTTAATTCGATTCAAGCAAGGCTTAACTTGGTCACAGGCGATCAAGCAAATGCAGTAGCATTGAATAAACAAATTTATGATTCAGCAATACGAGCCCGTGGGGGTTACATGGAAATGGCAGAATCTGTAACGCAATTATCGATGTCAGCACACGATGCATTCCCTGACCCACGTGAGGCGGTTGGATTCATGGAGGGCATTCAAAAATTATTCGTTATTGGCGGTGCAAGCAAGGCTAGCCAAAAGAATGCTATGCTCCAATTAACCCAAGGTATGGCAAGCGGTCAATTACAAGGTGATGAGTTCCGTTCCATTGCAGAGAATGCACCAATCATTGAAAATATGATTGCCAAAACGATGGGTGTAAGCCGTGGCGAACTCAAGCAGTTAGCAGCGGATGGTAAAGTTACATCCGAGGTAATTAAGAAGTCGATTATGGACAATATGCCAGAAATTGAAGCACAATTTGCTAAAATGCCTAAGACATTTGATGACCATATGACGGAGTTAAAAAACCGGGCTATCAACGCATTTACACCAGTATTTGAGAGATTAAAAGATTTTGGTAACAGTGAAGTCATGGGTAGGATGTTTGACGGCATAGCCAATGCCATAGAATATGTAGCGCCGTTCTTCTATTGGCTCGTAGGAGTTGCAGAATGGGCAATGTCAGGAATTACCACGGCATTCGGAGCGGTCAGCGATTTCCTCAGTGAAAACTTTGGAATCGTTGAGGTGGCATTAGGTATATTAGCAGGCGTGATAGCTTATTATGCTACGATGTCCTTAATTTCCGCAGCTAATACGGCGATTGCAATGGGAGCTGTTGCTGCTAAAACGGTGGTCGATTGGGCAGAAACCGCAGCTATTATTGCCATGGAAGCGGCACAATATGGATTGAATGCAGCAATTGCTTTATGCCCAATTACGTGGATTGTTGGTGGGATTATTCTTCTTATAGGATTATTCTACTTAGCCGTTGCTGGAATCAATTACTTCGCAGGTACTTCAATTAGTGCCACAGGTATTATATTTGGGGCTTTTGCATGGTTGTGGGCAGGCATTAGGAATACATTTACATTTGTATGGAATTTAGTTGCAAGTGTAGCCAACTTCTTGGCGAATGTATTCCAAGACCCATTGGCGGCAATTTATAATCTATTCTCCGACATTTGGAGCAACGTGGTTGATTTGATTGCGACGGCTGTAAACTCATCAATAGATTTGATTAAGAAGATACCAGGAATGTCGCTTCTAATCGGTAATGCTCACGTAACAGCGGATGATTTTAAATTTAGCCATGCGCCAGTAGCGGGCGGAGAAAAAACGATTATGCCTAAAATGGAGATGGTTAACGCAGCAGATTATGCGAGCGCAGGATATGCTATGGGTGAGAATCTATTCAATTTTGAAATGCCAACTCCTACGATTCCTGAGTATAAAGCCAAAGAAATGGAAGGTACTAAGAAAGATGGCACTCCAAAAGATTCAAAGGCGGGTAAAGAAACCGCCAATAATACGAAACGAATGGCGGATGCGGTTGAGATGACGGCGGATGAAATTAAAGAATTACGTGAAAGTGCGGTTCAATCGGCGCTTAACCAATTCAACCAATCTCACGTCATCGTGAATGTGGACATGGATAACAACATCTCCAATGAAATGGAATTAGACGGAGTAACATCCAAGTTGCTTGATGGCATTCGTAATGCAGTTGGAATGAAACGGGAAGGGGTGGCAATGTAATGTATTATTTCTTCTTAAATTCAATGCAGATACCAATTCCACCACCTTCGATGACTACATCCATTAATGGGAAGAACGAAACCATTGACCTAATTGGCGCTGGAGAGGTTAACATTGTTAAGCCGCCAGGGCTAACAGATTGGTCATTCAAAATATTACTTCCTAACAACGATTACCCTTTCAATCAATCTCTTATTATGAAGTCGAAAAAGGCGGAGTATTACCTCGACAAACTCAAGCGATTTAAGCAAGAGAAAAAGCCTTTTCAGTTTATCGTAGTACGGATGAGTGAAAAGGGTGACATGCTTAGTATGACCAATACTAAGGTGACGTTAGAGGATTACTCAATTGAGGAATCTCATGAGCTAGGCATTGATTGTGAGGTGCCTATTAAGCTCAAGCAATGGAAGGATTGGGGAGCTAAGAAACTATCTGTAGAAACCGATGAAAAGGGCAATGCAAAAGGCACGGTCACAACCAATCGACCATCAGATAAAGCGCCTAATCCAACGGTTAAGGTAAAACAAGGCAACACCTTGCAACAAATTGTAAAGCGTGAATTTGGAAACACTGACAATCTATTTGCCATTGCATCGCTCAATAAGGTTGCAGTTCCTGCTGTACTTGCGGTTGGTCAAGTTATTCAGTTGAAAGAAGGTAAATGATGGTTAATCAAATGGCAATGCCAGTACCGTATCGATACCAACTCATCATAAGAAATGGTAATGATCAATACCTAGTAGACCCTTTAGAGGGAGTGCAAGTCACAAGAGGAATTGACGGCATTCCCTCTAAAATGTCGTTTAAAGTGATGACAGACGGAATCTTGCAATTTGAAGAGGGGAACGCCATTCAGTTCAAGTTAAATGATGACATCGTATTTGTTGGTAATGTGTTTGAGAAATCACGCGACAAAAGTGGTGTAATCAGTGTTACCGCCTACGACCAATTACGATATTTGAAGAATAAGGATTGCTATGTATATGGCGGTATTACAGCAACTGACCTAATTAAAATGATAGCCACTGATTTCGGATTACAAATAGGCGAACTTGACAATACGCAGTATGTCATTCCATCTACCCCAATGCGTGTAGAGAAGAATAAAACTCTCGTTGACATCATTATGTACGCATTAGAACAAACGGTAATCAACATACCAAAGCATGACCTTTACCATCTATATGATGATAAAGGAAAACTTATGCTAAAGTCGCTTGAAGCCATGAAAACAGACATCTATATTGATGATGACGTGATGGAAAATATCAATTATAAAACATCGATTGATAAAGATACATTTAATCAGGTGAAAGTTGTCCGTAACGTGCCAGATGGAGACAAGAAAAAGTTAGTAACTACCGCCATTTTAAAAGATGATGAAAACATCAAAAAATGGGGGCGATTGCAATACTTAATGATACCAGACGATAAGGTAGCGAATGCAGTCGATAGGGCTAAGCGAATCATAAGCCTAAAGAATCGTAAAACTCGTGAGATTAGGCTCAAAAATGTCATTGGTGACATTAGGGTGCGTGGCGGTACCTTGTTATACCTGAAGAAGAATCTAGGCGATATTGTGGTGGATAATTACGTTATGGTGGAATCGGTAACTCATACATTCAAACATGGCTACCACTCCATGGACTTAGATTTATACTACCAAGGCGACCCTGCTAAGTATGAAGTTGCCAAAGATGAAGATGCGAAAGCGGTTGAGCAGATTAAGGCGGCGGAGCAGAAAAAGTCGCAACATAATGGAGGTAATGCAGTGGCAGGAGTTAATCCAAATCAAGTAGATTACGGATTCCAAGCAAATGAAGGCATGGTATCCCAATATGGCGAAGTCGGTTGTGTAGACGTAGCTGTAAAAACTGGTTCTTATTACAACAAAGACCTCAAGGAGTTAGCCGATAGAGGGGTGACAGATGTTGATACTCTTGAAAGTTCGTTAAAAGCCAAAGGGTACAAAGTAGAACTCTTTAATGGCTATGCTAACAAAGGCGACTTGCTCGTATACGGCAATAATGATCACGTTATTATCGCAGATGGCGCAGGCGGTGGATTTGGCAACAGTTCAAGTCGTGGCCATGCCATGAGATATGGCGATGTGAATTACGCATGGGGTAATGGTGAAGCACCTACTAAGATAATAAGGATGACGTAGCATGGAAAATGATTTTAACAAATTAGTTGATACTTTCAAAACACTAGTCACTGACACCATGAATGCCTACGTCATGAGTGATATCGTGATAGGTGAAGTTATTAGTGCTAGCCCCTATCAAATTCAAGTTGACCCTAAGATTATTATCCCTGAAAGTAATCTAGTGTTCACTAAGAATACCACGGATTGGACGGCAGAGATTAGTGTTGACCACGTCACAGAGAATAGAGGCGGTGGCGGTGGATATGCTGAATTTGCTAGTCACAATCATGATTATGTTGGTAGGAAAAAATTCCTTATCCATAATGCATTGCAAGTTGGAGACAAGGCAATTCTAATTCAAGAAAGTGGCGGACAGCGCTATATTGTGCTTGACCGCTGGTACAATCCGAATAGGGGGTGCACTACTAAATGAGTGATAGGTTAATACCAAATGAAACCATCGCAGATGTTACGATTACTCATCAACCTAGTTACACGTACGCCATTGACTATGCTAGAGATAGCCAAATTAGAGGGTTTACAGATGAATTAGAAGCGATGAAACAAGCTATCTATAAGATTATTAACACAGAGCGGTACGAATACATCATATACAGTTGGAATTATGGAATTGAACTGCAAGACCTGTTTGGACAGCCTATACCATACGTATACGCAGAGTTACAACGACGCATCTCGGAAGCCTTATTGGCGGATGATCGCATAAAGGATGTGTACGGATTTGAGTTCGGACATAACCAAGGCGATGTATTCACAACCTTTAGTGTAGATACTATCTACGGTACTATTACAGACTTGAGGAAGGAGCTGATTAACGTTGTATGAGCATATGACGGCTGACAAAATTGAACAGCGCATGCTTGGTAGGGTCAATCATGCATTCGATAGGCGTGAGGGGTCAATCATTTATGATGCAACAGCTCCCGCATCTATCGAATTATCTGAACTCTATATTATGGCCGATGTGATTTTAAAAGAAACATTCGCCAAAACGGCGAGCCGTGAGTTCTTGAAATTACGAGCCTCGGAGTTCAATATATACCCAGAAGAAGCGACTTTCGCAGAGGTAGAGGGTAAATTCAATGCCCCAGTCCCTTTAGGAAGTCGTTTTAATTTTGAAGAATACAATTTTATCGTTGATGAAGTGATTGATGATGCCAACCATAGGTATAAAATGCGCTGTGAGACACGTGGACGTGGGGCCAATGGATGCATTGGATATATCACACCTGTAGTTCCTGTAAACGGCCTTACAAGCGCTGAAATCGTAAAAATCATAACTCCAGGTGAAGATGAAGAAGACACAGAAGTGTTCCGCAAGAGATACTTTGAGATGTTGAAATCTAAAGCCTATGGCGGTAATGGTGCTGATTACAAGGAAAAGGTGCTTGCCATTCCAGGTGTTGGCGGTGTGAAAGTGTATCGTTGTTGGAATGGCGGTGGTACCGTCAAACTTGTCGTTACCAACAGCGAGCACGGTGTAGCAGATTCTGAACTTATTAAAATGGTTCAAAATAAAATCGACCCAGTGCCACAAGGTAAGGGTTACGGGATTGCTCCAATTGGTCATACTGTAACCGTAGTCAGTGCAGAGCCATCACCGCTTACAATTACAGCAAGAGTGACGTTGAGCGGTGGAAGAACACCCCAAGACTTACAACCAATCGCAACCAAGGCGATAGAATCCTATTTACTAGGTATTCGCAAAGGATGGGGAGAGAATGACGATAGAGGTCGTGACACTGTAAGGACCGCTTACATTGTTGCTGAAATCTTAAAACTTCCGAATGTTATTGATGTTGATTCCGTCACAATCAACGGTAGAAGTGATAAGGTGCTACTTGAGGCACATCAAATTCCTACCGTTGGTCGATTAACATTAACATAGGTGGTAAATATGGAATATAGACGTAACGACATTGATATATCACAATTCCTACCACCTGTTAGCCGTGATAGTCGGGATATCCAAGAAATCATGCGTGTAGAGAATCCCGAGTTCATACTTTTATGGGGAATTATGGCTGATTTACTTGATAATCAGTTCATTCCTACCATGGGTGAACTTGGATTGTCACATTGGGAATGGATATTTGACGTATTACCCCAAGACACTGACACCATTGAAGATAGACGTAATCGGATATTACGACTATTAGCTGGTACTAGACCTTACACCGTGGAGAAACTTCAAGAAATGCTTGATGCCACGTTTGGTCGTGGTGCTGTTGGTGTGGATTTGAACGAAAATCTATATGAAATTTGGTTTGTTTTGAGTAAAGAAATGCGTGAACGATCAAGTGAAGTTATTAACTACGCTGAGCCAATTGTTCCTAAGAACTTACTGCTCAAAACCCTTGTTGAAGAGAAGGTTCAAACAAAATCTAACTTTGGTGGGGGGTTATTCTTAGTTGATAAGGAGATCACGATTCTTAAACCTAGAAATTATGATATTTCAACTACCATTTATAACGGTGGAGCCCTTGCAAGCACCACTATTGAAATTACAAGGAGGTAACAGATGGCGTGGAGTCAAGCCTATCTAACAGATGTTGGCAAGCAATTACAAGCATCCGTTATGGCGAACGAATTAAAATTACATATTGAAGAAATTTGGCTAGGGGATGGCAATGTAACTAACGTGGAAACAGCCAACAACCTAGGCTCAAAGAAATTGAAATTACAGATTGCTGGAATCACGCAAGATAATACCGAATGCTTAGTTCGGTTCAGAATCTCAAACGAATCTATTCAAACGCCTATTGTCATGCGTGAGATTGGCTTTTACGCTAGAGATAAACGAGGTCAATTAATACTTTACTCAATAATGAAAGATGAAGACCCATCCACATTGCCAGTGATGAATGGTCAGGCTATTTATCGCCAAAATATGAATGTGGCGTTTGGGTTCAGCAATGCTCAACAAGTGACATGTAATGTGACGTTACATGAAGGTTTGAACGAGCAACAAGTAGATGCGAAGATTACAGCTCACAATGCAAATGACACTGCCCACAATTTAGATAGATATGCTGGTGGTTCCACCATTCCAAGTAATATCCGTAACTGGAATGATTTAACGAAACCAGGAATCTATGAATGCAACGCAGGAGTGCTAGGATGGGCGAATGCCCCAAGCTCCAGTAAAATCTATCCATACGGGCAAATTCATGTGACTAAAACCGATGGAAACGTCATCACGCAAACGTTTTATTCTCACGGACAAGGAAAAGCAATAAAACAAGCCAGCCGTACGTTCTATGTTGCTTGGGGTGCATGGCAATACTTTGGAGATTGGGACAATACGATTACAGGTATTGCCAAACATAACGAGGGCATTAATGTGACTAAAGGCGATGCAACGGAACTTGTTAAGTTAATCACTAACAACAAGTCCGACTCTAACACCTTGTTAGCGCCTACATTGGCTGTAGTTAAGGCGCTTATTGGTGATGTGAATATTGATGTAACGAGTATCTTAAAATCCCAAGGAGTTCGTTACGATTTTAGTAACGAAAATGCTTGGTACATATGCTTAGGGTCCTCGTTCGGCGGCCTAATTATCCAAGGGGGAAAATTCATTCCTGAAACTGCAAATATTACGTATTCCATTAGATTCACTAAAGTATTGGCAGTACTCCCCATGATGTTAGATGAGCCAACGGCATGGCACGAAATGATGGTGCGGCCAAAGTCTATCACAACAAGCAATTTTAAGATCGTAAGCGGAAGCAACAACACTAATTACCCTAAATCTCGCAATAATGGTTGCTGGATTGCGATAGGAATTTAACTTCCGTAAGCTAGCCATGTAGTTAGATAATTTCTATTGTCGTGGGAATAAAGTTTAAAATTACGCAATGTTACATCTTTGTAACTTGGAGCATTTACACCCCAACCTTTAGTTGCTTGGATACCTAAAACTTTCCGCTGGAATGCAATAGGGAAAGCTACTAAGTCGTCATTTGTTTCAGTTCGTTTTCCCCCTTGGTCATTTAAGCAATTTGATTGCCTTACGCAATTGACCTAATGATTTATGGGTGTACACTCCATCGGTAACATTGCCACTAGCATGCCCAAGCAGTAATCGCTTCGCATTGTAATTAGCGCCCTCGTTATCAAGGCGTGTAGCGAAGGTGTGGCGACAGTCATGGGTGGTGTGTTTGGAATTAATGGCACGCATTACCTTATTAAACTCACGGCTAAGTGATGAATAGGTGCGACATTCCTGAATGATGTATACCGCATCAAGCCGTCTTTCAATAATGGGCCATATGCGATCATGAATAGGAATTGTTCGGATTCCTGATTTAGTTTTGGCCGATGTGATCCTAATCGTGCGCTGTTTACGGTTAACATCACGAGATTTGAGGTTGATTAATTCCGAGGCCCTCATTCCCGTGTAAAGCAGAATCAGGGGAATATCATGCAATGGGGATTCTAACCGCCATAATCGGTTGATGGATTGGGTGGTGAATGGTTTGTGTGGTCGCACTGGCTTATTGTGGCCAAGGTTTAGGAATTTGGCATAATTAGTGGAGCACCAACCGTTAATTATGGAGTAGTCAAAAATCTGACTAATGAGTGTGCGGACCTTCTTGCAAGAACTGTAAGATAGCCCAACACTTAGCATGTAATCAATTATGGCTTGCAGTTGTAAGTATGTGATGTCGCTCATTGCTACATTGTGAATGCTAACAAGGTGTGAGAATGCTGAACCGTAGTTATTTAGAGTGTTAACGCTAACACTCTTAGAATGCGACGGTAGCCACATTTCGTAGACTTGCTGGAGTGTTAAGGATGTACGAGATTGGTTAAGTGCATTAACCGCTTCATCGTAGGTTGCGAAATAGCCAACCACAGAATAAACAACATAAGGGCGCTTGGTTGCGCCCTTTATCTTTTGAATTAATTTCATTTTGATTACCTCGCTGAAAGGAGAATAAAGAAATGGAAAATAAGTACGTATTTATTTTAAATGAAAAGGGAGCTCGTGTAACATCCCTGTTAGTAGGCGTGCATGCTGAATCAGAAGAGTCATGCCTTGAACTTGCCAAGAAAGAGTACCCTGATCATAAGTATGTGGCAGGTGGAGATGAAATGCAAGCGCAATTCATTGCTTACAAATGCTACGTCAATGGGGAGTTCATTGACTACGTTCCTGAGGTTGTCGAGCCATCTAAAAAGGACAAAATTGAAGCCTTGAAGAAAGAGGCGGAGACAGAGCGCGATAAGTTAAAAGAAGTCTTCTTGACTAAACAAATGAAAGGCTTGCCTACTGACGATATTAAGGCACAGTTTAAACAAATTGATGTTGACCTTATTAAGAAGATTCGTGAGTTGAAATAGGAGGGATTTCCGATGAAAGAACAATATTGCGAATGGTGCGGTTCGGTGCTGTTAGAGAACGGTCGTTGCCCGATTGAAGATTGTGTACAAAATGTCTTGATCGATGAACTAGCAAAGGCTGAACAAGAGGCAACGGATAAAACAGAGGAAAAGAAAGATGAAAATCCAACAGCATGATTTCGTGAAGGAGCAGGGCGTGCCTTGCTCCTTCGTTGTGGAGTACAACAGGGATGTACAAGCAGATGACCTATTCGCCGTGGTACGTGTGAATGCAAGTGACGAGGAATACGTGGCAAGATTTGACGTCGTTAAAATAGAGAATGTCGATGAAGATGCAGTATCTACATTCAAACTAACTCTTGATAGCGACATTCCTCAAGGTCGATATGTCTATGATGTCTTTGTTTACGATGCAAATAACAAGCCAAAGGCAAAAATTTTAAAAGGTCACATCCTAGTCAAGGCGAGCATCTCAGATAGGGGGCGAAAACATGGGCGAGACAGTGGTAATACGAACGTATGAAGATGATGAAGGCATTGTAGACGTTGTAAAAGTAAAAGAATTAACCATGTGTGCGCATGAGGATCAAAACCAATCGACAACAAAAGCCATTATCGAGGATAGAGATTTCTTAGCATTATATATTTTAGAACGAGGTAATTAAGATGAAATTAGTTGAAAGAATCACCTTAGTGGTGAAAGAAATTGGGAAAGACATTAAGGCGTTGAAAAGCCGTGTATTGACGTTGGAGAGCAATGCAGGAAATGGTGCAGTTGATGAATCCGTGATTACAAATAAGGTGAGTGAAGAAATCGCCAAAGTAGTGGGTGGTGCTCCTGAGACGTTCAATACTCTAAAAGAGATTGCTGACTATATAGAGCAGGATAAAACAGGTGCGTCTGCAATGGCAGAAAGTATTAACAAGCGATTGCGAGTTGATGAACAGCAAACATTATCTGAGCAAGAGCAAGCAAACGTATTAGGAGCATTAGGGTTTACTGATACGGATTTTGTAACAGCATACAACACAGCGGTGAATGGCTAGGAGGGAAAAGATGGGAATTATCGAAGATATTAAACAACTAGCAACAACAATCGGCGAAGATGTTAAAGCATTAAGGGATGAAAAGGCTAGCAAGGCGGATATTGACAAAGCATTAGTTTTGCTAGACGGGCTCACTGGTGTAATCCGTAAATCACAAGTTAATGAGGAATTTAAAAATTCTTTATTGTCAAGAGCAATTGTGAAAGCCCTCGGAGACAAACAAACGATTCCATTTAAAGAAGTCAATGAATCGAACTTCCAATTATTTGTTGACTTTATCAAGAATAATGTGAGTATAGTCAATCCGACTACAGAATTTAAGGGAAGAGTATTTGCAGTACTAAAAGACGGGAATACCACAGTAACGATTAAACTAGATGATTCTTCAATCAAAAGTGGGTACAAAATGAAAGTTGTCTACACCAAAGGCAACGAAATAACAGAAGTAATTACAAACAGTGAATTTACTGTAGTTGACCCAGTTGAGTGTAAGTATCTAGTATTCAAAGATACTGATGTAATAGATGTTGAATATTTTACTGTGTATTTAAAAGAACTTGAAAAGCACGATAATGTGACGGTGGAGATGACAGAGGAAGCCGACGGTTCAGTGATTATTACCAAAATCATAGACAACAACAACTATGACATCTATGATTTGACAAATCATGGACTCTATGTTGAGGCTATTAAAAAACAATTCCAAGAGCAGTTCCGAAATAAGGATTATGACAACACTGATATTAACTTTTTAAAAGAAAGGGTTGAAATCAATGGGCAAATCAAGGTGTTAAAATTCCACTTTGCTAACACAGTTTTAGAGCCTAAACTAGGATTTAAAGTGAAAAGCGGATATGGAAGCCTATATTTCTTCAAAAACAATCCAAAATACATTTACGTATATTCGAAAAGAGAAACAGGTCGTTTCTTAGACATAAATGGTCGAGTTGGGATTGTATCAAACAACAAACTAGGCGGAAAGGTAAATGCAAATTCGGTTATTTCGAAATTTGATTCCGAAAGTAGCTCTTTTAAAAGATATACAGGCATCACACGTGAAAGTCTTGAAGATTGGTTAAAGACAAATCCAGAAACACTATAGAAATATATAAAGCACCTTATGAATATTATAGGGTGCTTTTATGAAAGAAAAACGAATGAATTATGGATTATTAGAAATTGTAACACTGGTGAGCGGAGTGTTCGCCATTGCCAAGATGGTCGTATGGCTCTATGATTCTAAAGTATCGACGGAACGAGAAATGGAATTGCAAAAAGTGAAAAACGACTTCTTGCTCAAACAGGACGAACTCCAAAAGCGCCTTGAAATACAAGGCGCCACAGCAGAGAATACGGTCAAAATGAACACGCAGGCAATGCAACACCTAACTGAGAGCACAAGAGACCTCAAGGAAACAATCAAGGAAACGCAAGAGCAGATGGTGTATTTGACCAAAGAACAAGCTACATTAAAAGCGTCGGTAAAATCTGCGCATTACCGTATTGACGAATTAAGAGAGCGAGGATGCGACAATAGAGTTAAACGAAATTGTAATGATTAATAAGGCTAAAGATGTATTCCAAAACATCCGAAGAATGGCCTTATATGAACGTGGCCAACATATGAGATTGGAGATTTTATGATTAAAAAAGAATTAATTAATAAGGCCAAGGATGTATTTAACAACATTCGTATTGCCAATATTCACCCGACAGGAGTATTGGCAACACGATTACTAGTGTTAGTAATGCTAGTGCCTATCTTGCTAGTAGTTGTTGAATACGTTCTAGCCTTTGTTAAAGGAAACGTTTCCGATAATTTAAGCAAGTTGATTACGGTAGGAATCAACATTATCGACCATATTTTTATTCCGTCAGTATTGACCGCATTAGTAGGGTTTCTTGCCCTATGGGTAGATAGAGACGGTGACGGTATTCCAGATCAATTAGAAAAGGAGGAAAAGAAATGAAGATTTTTATTAATCCAGGACACGACCCTAGGGTAGATAGTGGGGCAGTCAACCCTAATACTGGTACAAGAGAGTGTGACGTAGTTCGCCAAGCTGGTGAAATGCTTGCTGACTACTTAACTAATGCAGGGTGTGAAGTTAAAATCATGCAAGATGATGACCTTGATATGGTGTGCGCTACATCCAATGAATGGGGTGCTGACTTATTTGTATCGTTGCATTGTAACGCTTGCAATGCTCATAATGCACGTGGAACGGAAACCTGGTATAAGTCATTTAATGGGCAGAGACTCGCAAACTACATCCAATCACAAATTATTCGGAGCACTACCACTATTGACCGTGGCGTTAAACAGTCCGACGGCTTATGGGTGTTGAAACATACAGATGCAGTGGCAGTTCTTGTTGAGATGGCTTTCATCGATAATGACGATGATTTGGAATTTATGAATGCTAACCTTGATAAGATTGTAAGGGCTATTGCAAGAGGTGTGACGGATTACCAAGGAGGAATTTAATGCATGACAGACTTAAAACGTATTTCACTCGGTATTCTGGCACTGTATATATTATGTTGGCCATCCTTATCATTGCATGCGGATGGTTTATCTTTGGCGGAGGTAACGACTCCGACCATAAACGTGCCGTTGAGCACATGGAACGAGTTAAAGAAGAACAACGCAACAGCCTTGAGCTTAATCAGGCAGTCAAAACTTCCATTGAGCGAAGCGCACAGCTTAATCAACAAGCAAGCGAACGAATTGTCAGAGCTCAAGAATATCAACAACAGACAGTCGCAAGAATTGATGAAGGCACAAAACGACTTGATCAAGCAGCAGCAATCCTTGAACGAAATGAACGCCTCATTGAACGAGTTGAGCAAGGACATCAAGCGCAATCACCAAACGGAACGGCGACTACATCGCCAAAGAAATACATGGGCACTGATTAGTGGGTTATTGCTTGTTGGATTAGCTGTTAAATAAAATTTTATATACTAGAAAAGCCTATCAACCACTGATATATCGGGATTGATAGGCTTTTTTTATTAATAAAATACTTGCAAATAACACGAAAACGTGTTATAATATATACATAAGGAAGGAGGTGAAACCGTTGAAACGGTATAGGAAGAAAATAAAAAAGTGGCTACCAATTATAACAGCACTTATCCAACTAGCGATTGCGGTAATAGAACTGTTAAATAGGTAACCACAGGGGCTCGAAAGAGCCCCATATCTTCCATACTATTATATCAATGGAATGCATATGATTTCAAGGTTAACTTTAATAATTAGTGTGATTTCCTTTGTGTTATCTGTTTACACTTTATTAATCGTATTAGGAGTGCTGTAATGAAACTTGAGGATGTAATGACTACACAAGAAGCAGGCGAACGTTGGGGGATTCCTGCGGATTCAATTAAACAATGTTGCCTAAAGAGATATCCTAAAAAGCAGTTTACCGATGAGGAATGTCGCAAGTCTGGTAAGTCATGGTTAGTCACAGTAGCTGGCATGTCTCGATTATATGGAAAAGAAAAGAGTAAATAG